GTGTATAAAGAGTAAGCTATGCTCTTTTATAGCCATAATCGTTACCTCAATTAATGGTTTGGTTAGACGCCCCGTATGTGAGCCACCACTGCGGGGCGTTGTTTTTTGTATAACGGTAAGTACAATGGTAATTACCATGTAACTATAGTAATTAAGGGTAATTACCATGTCAACACCATTGGAAAAGCGATCGCCTCCATACCAAATGCGGCTACCAGAAGAATTCAGAGCACAACTTGAAGAGGCAGCGAAAGCAGACGGTGACACTTCTTTAGCCACCTGGATCAAGCGAGTACTCCGAAAAGAATTACAGCAACGCGGTATTGAACCCAAAGGATAAAAAACATCAGCGCCGTGGCGTGAGGTACTACGGCGCATTGCTTTACAGGTACACACAATGACCAATAAAGAATCAACCGATACACCATCGCAAAAAACGAACAGAGAGCACGAAAATATGGCGCTCGAGCATGAATCAGAAAGATTCGCACCATGCGCTTTTGTCCTTGATGAGTTTCTAAAAAAATATTCACGTTCTGAACGGATGAAAATGGCAGCACAATACGGCCCCAACAAGAAAGATAATTGCCCACCAGCCTGATCGCGGTTATCATGCCCAGGCTTATGATTGTTGACACATACGGCGCAGCGGGTTAATTGTTCAGAAAGGTGGCTCCATTTCGGGGCCGCTTTTTTTATGTTCATCATTTGCCCTATATATGTTAAGCGGTCGTTCCGCGCGCTTCTTGTTCTCGTTCTTTCATCCATGCGATTACGTCTTCCTCATACCATCCGCGACGGCGCAAACCGACACGAAAACCCTGCGGGAATTCTCCGGCGTTGATCATGCTTTGCAGCGTGCTGTCTGCCTTAATGTGGATAAGTTTTTTTACTTCCTGGCGAAAGATGACTTTTTTGATTGCTTCCATCGTGATTTACCTCATTAATCCGGTGTATTCCGGTGAGAAATACGGTAAATCATCGGATGCAGGGAAAAACAGTACTCACCGTTTTTAAACGGTATACACCGTTTTTTATATTGATGATTTGAAAGGGATTTATAAAAAAAGCGGCATTTCTGCCGCTTTCAGGATTGTTACCGCCATTTTTTTGGCCTGCCTCCGGTCTTCATGGATGCCGGACGTACAACCTTATCAATACTTACAGCCAGATTTCTGGAAGCCCCACGGGATACCAGGAAATCTACTACCTGTTTTTTTGATGGGGCCGTCGTTCTGTCCTCCGGATCGTAGGTTGACCAAAATTCATGCTGAACCATCAGGGCCAGTTGCAGCCCGTCGCAATTGCATCTGAAATTTGTTTGCATCTTAACAGTTTCATTTTTCAAGGCCTCGTCGTTAAATGTGATGCAATTATACGACGGTTTTAAATGGTTTTCGTAGTTTTTACTGGTTTTCTGTACAGCTAAACGGCTCGGATACCCCTTTTACCACTGGCGAGGGTTACGCCCGTCGCCGCAGCCTCGACAAATTCGCCCCACCAGCGCATAAGCACGATGCGTTTTTCTATGTAGTTGCTCCGGTTGTATGCCCGTCTGACTTCGTTGGTGTCGACGTGGGCAAGTGCGGCCTCTATTACGTCCGGCTCAAAGCCTTCTTCGTTCGCTGCTGTGCTGAATATGGCGCGTAATCCATGAGACACCAGCACGCCAGCGAATCCCATGCGTCGTAATGCTGCGTTAGCGGTCTGGCTGTTCATCGGCTGCTGTGGGTCTTTCAGACTCGGGAAAACATAATCGCGGTGGTGGCTGATTGGTTTCATAGCCTCCAGCACTGCCATAGCCTGGTCACAAAGCGGGATAACGTGGTCGCGGCGCATCTTCATGCGTCCGGCGGGTATGGTCCAGCGTTGCGCTTCCATGTCGATTTCTTCCCAGCGTGCCGACGATGCTTCAACGGGACGGGTTACGGTCAGTAACTGCCATTCAATCAGTAATCTGGTCTGCCGTTCTGTTGCCGATACTGATAAAGCCTGCATAAGCTCCGGCAGCTGTTCGGGGCGGATTGTTGGCATATGTTTTTTTACAGGGGAGGGGAACGCCTTACGCACATTCATAGCCGGATTGGCATCAATCATCCCACTATTGGCGGCGTAATCCATTACCTCATTTATACGCTGTAAAACTCGCTTGAGCGTTTCCAGGTTGCCACGTTCCTTGATGGGGGTAAGCACCTCAACGAACCTGCGAGCGGTCAGGGTGTCTATTGGCGTGTTGCCGATGAACGGGAATACATATTTTTCCAGCGATCGCCAGATGTCTTTAATCGTATTGGGGGCCAGATTCTGGCTGATTTTCACCTGGTACCATGCTGTTGCCACATTTTCGAACGTGTTCCCTTGTCTTCGGGCCTCTGTCTCTCTTTTTTGCCTCTCGTGGTCCTGCGGGTCAGTTCCGGCACGAATTAACGCCCTGTACTCGCTACGGCGTTTTCTGGCATCAGCCAGGGAAACATCATCAAGCGATCCAAAACTCAGCAATATTCTTTTTTTGTCCGATGGTCGGTAGTAGGAAAATCTCCAGAGTTTTGATCCGGACGGTTTGATCAGGAGAAAAAGCCCTCCGCCGTCCTGTAGGGTGTATTCCTTTTCTGCTGGTCTGGCTGCTTTGATCTGTACTGTGGTTAATGGGGGTGTTTTTCTCGCCAT